CATCAACGGCGGCGACATGTCCGAAGCGAATCGCCTCCACGCATCCGCAAAGTCTCTCTCTGAGCGCATCGACATGCTCAAGGAGTTCGGCAACGTTCCTGCTCCTGTCGCATCCGAAGCGCCAAAGTCTGAGCCATGGAAGTCTGGCGGATGCACTCGGAATCCATTCCCTGGAACCCGTGACGAAGCAAACTTCAAGGCCTATGCATTCGGACAGTGGGTCCGTGGTACGGTCCTCGGCAATGCTTCCGCAGCCAAGTGGTGCAACGAGCATGGCGTCAAGTCGCAGACTGAAGGCACAGACAGTGCCGGTGGATACACCGTCCCTGAAATCGTTTCGTCCAGTCTGATCTGGCTTCGTAACGAATACGGAATCGCTCGCAAGTACAGCCGCATCTATCCGATGACATCTGACACACTCAACGTGCCAAATGCATCGACCAGCACCACGACTTATTATCCTGGTGAAGCAACGGCCATCACCGCCAGTGACGTCACCTTCAGCCAAGTACAGCTGTCGGCGAAGAAACTCGCCATCCTGACAATCGTGTCGAAGGAACTGAACGAAGACACGGTCATCGACTTTGGTGCGATGCTGGCGCAGGACTTCGCATACGGTCTCGCACTTGCTGAGGATGCAGCTGCATTCCAGGGCGATGGCACGAGCACCTATGGTTCCATCACTGGAATCATGCCAAAGATCAAGGCACTGTCTGCAACATACGCGAACATCGCATCGATGGTCGTTGGTGCTTCTGGTTCATCGTCCGCACTTTCGAGCTTGACGCTCGCAAACTGGCAGTCGATGGTCGCGAAGCTTCAGCCATATGCCACGAATCCTCGCTGGTTCATGCATAAGTCCGTGTTCTACAACGGATGCGCCGACAAGCTCATCGCACTCTCTGGAAACTCCATTATGGACATCCAGAACGCGTACGGTCCTGAACCAACACTCTTCGGTATTCCGATTTCGTTCGTTCAGAACATGCCATCTGCTACCGGAGCAAGCGTCGACCTCGCAGTCCTCGGAGACCTCTCCAAGGGTGTCGCTTTCGGTGATCGTCGTGGCGTATCGGTCGAGGTCTCTGACCAGGTCAAGTTCATCGAGGATGCGCTTACGTTCAAAGCGACTGAGAGATATGCTTTCAACGCTTTTGACGTTGGAAACGTCAATGCGACTGTCGCATCACAGGTTCCTGGTTCGCTCATCGTTCTTCAGGCCAGCGCCAGCTAGTCTGTAGCACCTTCGCAGTCAAGGGGAGCGGGTTATCCCGTTCCCTTTTTGTTTTTAGGATGTAAACCATGCCACTCACTCGGACAGAAGCACTCGACCGTCTCGCTTGGATGGTCGCATCCGATCAATACCCGTTCTTGGATTCGACTGCACTACAGCAGCTCGTTGACGATCACGCTCGCTGGGCTGTCTGGTCTGCATCCACAGCCTTCGTAGTTGGCGACATCATCATCCCAACCGTGGCGAATGGTCGACTCTACCAGTGCGTCATCGCAGGGACATCGAGCGCCACGGAGCCGCAGTTCCCACAGTGGACCAGGACAACCGGCTACAGCGTCAATGACGGATCAGGTGACCTCTTGTGGCAGGACATAGGACCGGCGAACGTTGAGAGATACGACATCCGCACAGCTGCGCGACAGGGCTGGATTCGCAAAGCATCCAGCATCACGCACCTAATTGATGTCAAGGATGGTCAGGTCGACGCAAAGATGGCCGTGCTCCGTGAGCACTGTCTTGACCAGGCGAAGCGCTTCTCACCGATGGTGTTCGTATGATCCCGGCAGCTTACAGCACCGCGCTCAAGAACGCGATCCAGGCGTATTCCTACGCTGACCGTGTCGCGATCTGGCGAACCGTCAATCAGGCGGATGGCATCGGCGGCGTGTCACAGCACTGGATACAGGTCGCTGAGATCCGTGGCACGATAAGCAACACCGGCGATACCGAAGGCGTGGTCGGTGGCATGATCGAACAGTCTGGCACATGGACCCTGACGTGCTCGCCTGACATCGAGGTCAAGGCCGATGACAGGATATACACCAGCGGGAATCCGCAGAACCTGGCGCCATACTACGAGTGCATCGGCAGTGACTACGGTCATACTAACGCAGTCAGTCAGACCATCGGACTTCGCGCCAGGACAAACGGCTAAGTGTATCCACTGCGTGGTGCAAGCTTCGACTCCATCGCACCATGATATGAGTGAAGTTATTGATGGGGTGAGTCTATGAGTCCAGAGATGTGGGTGCAGATCGGTATACAAGCGTTCATCACGACGATGAGTATCGGTGCCGCTTGGGTGGCATTGCAGGTCAGGCTGACGCGCCTGGAGACTCAGGTGGCACACATCATCTCGACGCTCGATGGACAACAGCAAGAAGTGCGCCGCATCGAACAGCGACTCGGTAAACTCGAAAACAAAGTTTCAGCCATGGAGGCGATCATACAAAGATGAACAGTATCAGCATCAAAAGACTAGTGGTCGTTGTGATCGTGGCTTTTACAGCTGCATTCACCTCGGTGTTCGGCGATGGCATCCGCACATCTGAAGCACACGACATCTCGGAGCTGGGCGCAGTGATGGCACTCTACGGGAGCAAGGCGGTAGCGGCTGGTGTCTCCGCTGCGGTGTCTAGTGTGCTGGCGTTCCTCACGATGCCTTTCAAGGGTACGAATGCGAACAGCCTGAAGGTGGGCAAATGAACCTGCAAAACTTCCGCATTGAAAAGGAACCTGCACCGTCCACTGACTGGCGTGTCTTTGGCGATATCGAAGACGATGCTGGAAACATCCTTGGAACGTTTGGACCTGATGGAACGAGCGTCAATATCTGGTGGGTTCAGCAAGATGAAACATTTCAGGCTGGCATTGTTTATCAATTTGCAACAGTGATGGCTCAACAGATTATCAGTGGAGATGCCGAGTAATGGCTACTTACTACGTTAGGACAGATGGTAATAACGCCAACACCGGCACTGGTCCTGCTGTCAATCAGGCGTGGGCAACCGTAGCGTATGCGCTTGCAAATATGGTTTTGACCAATGGGACAAACTACCTTTACATTGCACCGGGTGTTTATCGTGGCAGTGTGACACTTTCAATCACTCCATCCAGTACACAGACGCTTGTGATTTCTGGTGACCCAACAGCGGCACAGTTTTCTGGCGTGTCATCTGGAATCGTTCGTATAACAAACTTTACAAGTGATACGGCTAATCCAAGTAGTTCAACCCTGCTCACAATCAGTGGAAAAACATACACAACAATACAGAACATATTGTTTGATTTTTATTCTGTAAGCACATCTAACTTCTGTATTAATGCTCAGACAAACTGCGACTACATTGCAATCAATAATTGTGTTTTTAATTGTTATGATTCTGGTGGTGCAGGATGGACTGCGTCTTCTATAAGGATAGTTACATCAACAACTGTAAATTCATTCACTATTGATAGATGTATATTTACAAACTCTTGGGTCAGTGTTTATTTTACAAGTAGTGCTGCATCAAGTACAACGCAAAATGTTGGCGTTACAAGATGTCAATTTTTTGGTGGAGATTATGATGTAATTTTTGTAGGTAACGGACTTGGTCGCACTGTTTATAACTGCACAAGTTGTTTTAATGACCGGGAATCAATTTCTTGCAGTACAGCGCAAACCGGTAGTACTAGCGTCTACAACTGTTTGTTCTATCGTGGAAACACTGCACTCGTAGGACCCGGAATGGTTGAAAACTACAATCGGTTTGTCAGCACTAATCCACGTACGAATGTTTCTCCATCTGGTGCAAACAGTGTAAGTGGTGGTGTTGCAGGGCTTGATTTTGGTTACGGTTTACTAACAGGAATTGCTAATCAGCAGATGATTAGTTCAACCTTAGGAAGCCCTAACATACAATTTGGTACGGCTTCAGGTGCGCCAGTAAGTGACCTTTATGGTGTTACTTGGTTTAATGCAACACCGGATGCAGGAGCAGCAACATACAGGAGTCTATCTGGCATAGGGTCCTATCTTCCAACAGAGCGGAACGCCTCCGCCATCACCATCGCTCCAGCCTCAACATCACAAAGCGTTGAGCTCTACCTCGGTGCTACAGGGCTGGCATTCAACACCTCCGGTCTAGCG